CAAGTGGAAGATATTACCCCGCTTGATGATGATTATGATGTCAATATCGGCTTGGCGGGTAGTGGAGTGGTTTATGACATTGCCAGACCCTACACCAGCGCAGGCAGGCTTAGTTAGTGTAGTGACAGGAGCCATGACCGGCGCATTTGCTGTGTGGTTGGGCCACGAAAAGGAAAAAGGAAATGGCTAGACCTAGAGCAGCACAGTTTGGCAGAGACATTGGTGTCTCGACGGCAGGGGCAAAAAAGCTTATAAATGAAGGACGGCGTCGTAACGACGGCGGCTCACAAGTTTTGGAGAGACACATGTCAGAAATGAAAGAAAAAGTAACCCCGCCCCGTCCGCTACCTCCAGAGGCTAGGGCGCGTAGAGAAAACTCTAAGATGTACAAGAAGAAGGGCCGTCCTAATCCTGGTGATCGGAACGAGAGAAAGAATCCTGGTCAGACAGATGTAGAGACTCGTGAGGCTGCTATGGGTACATATGTAGAAGCCGGAGACGGTAAGTACATGTCTTGTCGTGGTATGGGCGCAGCCATTAAAGGCGGCAAATTTTCGGGGACAAAATAATGGCTCCGCCAGGAAGAAAAGAACGCCAACGCCAAGTATCGGTGGACTCTGGTGCCAATGTTGGTAACAAAGACTTTGGTGGAGGTAATCAGGATAGGCCTTCACCGTCCAGCATTCCGGGCACTGGTAGTGTTACTCAAAGCGAAGGCTTTCAAAATTTTCTTTCTAACACAGGAAAAACCGAAACAAATCCATACGGAAACGAAGGTTTTTTTAGCCGAGTCTTCGGTATTGACCCAAAGAATATAAGCTATGCGAACAATATCCCCGGTGGGTCAGCCGGAATTGCAAACTTGAACCGTCTGGCCTATGACAGGTTTATGAACCCATATGCATCTGTAAATGTATTGGGCCGTCGTGTTGGTGGCGATGCAGCCACTGGACAGCTCCGCGAAGGTCTATCTGCGGGGGACATGACCAGCAGTGGTATGGTAGCTGCGCAGCGCAGACCCATGTCTGGGCAGGAAATGGCAAGCCGAGGCATATTTAGTATACTCGCTGCGGGGACACCTGTTGGATTACTTGCTGGTGCGCTGAGAAAAGATCCATTGGCAATCCAAGGCACAGAGTTTTACGACCCCACACTTGATCCAGCCAGTGAAGATTTCACAGGATCAAGCGGGATGTTTAGCGGGATGTTTAGCAACATGTTGAAGCCACTTACAGGTGGTATTACATATGGTGATGTAAAGCCGAAGATAAACCCAATGGTAGAGGGCGCAAAACAGTTTTTCCAAGCGGGCCAAGATCAGACAGCACCAGCAGAGAATACTCGCATGGCCTTTGATCCTAAGTTTGGGAATACTGTCTACGGGTCTGATGCGTTAACGCCATATACCTATTTTGATGGCCCCGCTCAAACAGGCTCAGGGGTTCCAATGGATAGAGAAGCTCAAGGCGCTACTTACAGAAGTCCAGATGGTAGAATATTTAGAGACCAGTTTGAAGCAATTGAGTCAGTAGGTATCGACAACATAAATAACCCGATAATAACAGATATCATTACGAAGCCGGGTCCAGGAGGAGATCTGTTACGTCAAGCTCAACAATTCGGGAGCGTAGATTAATGAAAATAGAAATAAAACTTATCCCTGACGGTCTGGACCTAGCTAAAGAAATTCAGGATGGCATGCCCGTTGACATGATGAAAGATGCATGCCCGGTTGCCACGCAGGATATCGAAACCAACGAAGAAAACCAGAGGATGGCGATTAAGGACCATCAGTATGGACCGGCGGTGAACCCGGAGGAAAGCTGCGGAACTTGTGCGGTTTTTAACGTCACTGACCACATGCAGCAGTGCATGAAGAACGACAGCGGTGAAGTAGGTTACTGCCAGTTGCTAAAGTTCATGTGTAGTGCTAGGAACAGTTGTGACGCATGGGAGGAAGGCGGTCCAATGACTGACATGCCTTGTGACTGTGATCACGATAACTGTGACTGTAACGGGTAACAATGGACGTAATACAATTTTTATCAAGGTATCGTAAAGCCTTGCAAACTCGTGTGGACGATATTAGCATTTCCGTGACAAGCGGCAGTGCATCCGATATCGGACAATACCGCGCAATGGTTGGTGAGATTCAGGGACTCACCTACGCATTAGATGAACTCCAAACCCTGCTAAAAAAGGTAAACTATGACGAAGACTCTATTCGTTCCTGACCACATAATACGGCAACAGCAAGCCAAAAAAGAAGCTGAACAACTAGCAAAAAATAAACCTATCACAGAACGTGTGCCGCAACCCACAGGCTGGCGCATTCTTGTTATGCCGTATGCAGGTAAAGACAAGACTGAAGGTGGTGTTTATGTGCCGGATCAAGCCAAAGACCGAGAAGCACGGGGCACAATGGTAGCCTATGTGGTTAAGGTCGGGCCGCTTGCCTACAAAGATCAAGACAAATTTGGTCCTGATTCCGAGCCTTGGTGCAAGGAAGGTGATTGGATTTGTATTGGTCGCTACGCTGGATCTCGTTTTAATATTGAAGGCGGCGAGGTTCGTATTATCAATGACGATGAGGTCATTGCAACTATTGTCGATCCAGACGACATAAAGACATACGGAGCTTAGTATGCAAAACAATCTTGCTGAGAAAGAAGAAGAACTAGAGGTCGTAGAGGCTGAACAGGAAGAGGAGCAGCAAGAGGCTGCTCCAGCAGAGGAAACCGCAGAGCAGGAAACCGCAGCTTCTGAAGATGATGAGCTTGAGCAGTATTCTGATTCTGTCCAGCGTAGAATTAGTAAACTTACCAACCGCTTTCGGGAAGAAGAGAGACAGCGACAAGCTGCTTTGGAGTACGCCGAGGCTGTAAAAAAGCAGAACGACGAACTCAAGTCACGACTTGATAAGCTTGATCAGTCGTATGTTGGTGAGTTTGGCAGCAGACTGGAGTCCGAGGTCACGACAGCCAAGGAATCATACCGCAAAGCCTATGAAGACGGTGACGCGGATGCCATGTTTGAGGCCCAGCAAAAGATTAGTCAACTTGCCCTAGAACAGGCTAGGTATGCAGAAGCAAAGCGGCGTAATGAAGAGAGGGCTGAACAGCCGGCGCAAGAAGTCGCGCAGCAGCCTGCACCGCAGCAGCAAGCCCAGCCAGATCCAAAAGCGGAGTCTTGGGCAAAAAACAACGAATGGTTCGGTACTGATCAAACAATGACCTATGCTGCTTTTGGCATACATAGGCAATTAATTGAGGATGAAGGATTTGACCCAACCTCAGATGAGTATTATACTGAGCTTGACAAACGAGTTCGCGTTGAGTTTCCACACAAGTTCAAGGAGACAAAACGTGACTCTGGACCCAGAGTCGCTTCTGCTGAGTCCACGGCGTCAAAGTCGTCGTCACCAAAGGGGCGCAGAACAGTCAAACTGTCTCCTTCGCAGATTGCCATTGCGAAACGACTGAATGTTCCGCTTGAAGAATATGCAAAGTATGTAAAGGAGTAGAAAATGGCTGAAAGAACTACACGCGAATCAAAGAGTCGCGCAAACACCCAACGGCGCAAGCCTTGGGCACCACCTTCAAAGCTGGAAGCACCAGAACCACCAGCAGGGTACAAGCATCGTTGGATCAGAACTGCCATTCGTGGTGAGGATGATAAAACAAATGTACACTCAAAGATGCGTGAGGGATGGGAGCCAGTTCGTGCAGATGAATATCCTGACGAAATGGATCGTTACCCAGTGCTTGAAGAGGGTAAGAATGCAGGAATTATTGGTGTCGGCGGACTAATGCTGTGCCGTATTCCTGAAGAAACGGTAGAGGAAAGAACTGAATATTTTCGGGAGCAGACCCGCAACCAAATCAAGGCCGTTGATGAGAACCTAATGAGGGAACAACATCCCTCTATGCCCATCCATAATGATAGGCAAAGTCGTGTATCTTTTGGTGGTAAGTAACCACCTAACTTAGAGAGAAAGGTAGCATTATGGCAAACGTCAATGTTGCATTCGGCATGAAGCCGATTAATAACGCAGGTAGCACACCAGCTACAGGCGGTACTAATGCATACTTGATCGCCAGTGATGCGTCGGCAATCTATCAGGGTTCTGCGGTAAAAGCTGTTAATGGCGGTTCAATCGCCATTGGTTCTGCTTCCGGGGACACTGTAGCATTTGTTGGCGTTTTCGCTGGTTGTGAGTATGTATCTTCGTCAACAGGGAAAAAGGTCTTTTCAAACTACTGGCCTGGATCAGGTGCGGACACAAACTTCGATATTATCGGATTTGTGTACGACAACCCGCTTCAGCGTTTTGTAATTTGCACAGACGCTTCTTTCACGGATCAGGCAACTGCTGAAGCAGCTATTTTTGAAAGCACAATGTTCAATAGCGGCGCAGGCGGAAGCACAACAACAGGTATTTCCAACGCCCAGTTGGACGTAGCTACGTTGGATTCATCCAATACTTCACTTCCTCTGAAGATTGTAGGTATTCAGGATGATGCAGACAACGAAGACTACGCTGCTGCTGGTCTGCCTGTGATTGTGATGTTCAACAACCACGCACTGCTTCAGGCCGATTCTGAAGCGGCAATTTCATAGGGAGGCTAGACAATGGCTATTTCTCGCGCACAACTCGCCAAAGAACTAGAACCAGGCCTCAACGCCCTCTTTGGTATGGAATACAACCGCTACGAAGGTCAGCATGCTGAGATCTTTGACACCGAGTCATCAGACCGGGCGTTTGAAGAAGAGGTCATGCTGTCAGGTTTCGGTGCAGCCCCTGTGAAAAACGAGGGTTCTGGAATCTCCTATGACGATGCAAATGAGGCGTATACCGCACGGTATAACCACGAGACCATCGCAATGGGCTTTTCAATCACGGAAGAGGCTATCGAAGATAACCTTTATGACCGTCTTGGTGCCCGCTATACACGCGCTCTTGCTCGTTCTATGGCACACACCAAGCAGGTTAAGGCTGCTTCTGTCCTCAACAATGGCTTCTCCGCTGGCGCATTTGCTGGTGGTGACGGTGTAGCTCTTATGGCGACAAACCACCCGCTCACAAGCGGTGGCACGTTCTCAAACGAGCCAGCAACTGCCTCAGACCTTAATGAGACTTCACTTGAAGACGCTCTTATCAGCATCGCTGGTTTCGTTGACGAGCGTGGCCTCATCATTGCTCTTCGCGGCATGAAGCTGATTGTTCCACGTCAACTGCAATTCGTTGCAGAGCGTCTGTTGGTTTCTAACCTCCGTGTTGGAACAGCCGACAACGACGTGAACGCGCTGAAGTCAATGGGCATGCTGCCTGAAGGCTATGTAGTCAACGACTACCTGACCGATACAGATGCATTCTTCATCAAGACTGATGCACCTAACGGTCTGAAGCACTTTGAGCGTACAGCTCTGTCAACCAACATGGATCCAGACTTCGACACTGGTAACATGCGGTTCAAGGCTCGTGAGCGTTACAGCTTCGGCTTCTCAGACCCACGTTGTGTATTCGGTTCACCCGGAGCATAACTGTAGGCACAAAGAAACTAGAGGGCGGCTTCCATGCCGCCCTTTTTTATTGTATAGTTAGTTATCCCTGACAGCCGCACAGCGTGGCTGACACTAGCCACGACAGGAGTACAAAATGGCTACAACTACTTTCTCTGGTCCTATTAAGGCCGGAACGATTAAGAACACAACAGGCACAACACTTGGCACTAACATTGCCAATGTCGGTCAGGTTGTTATGGCTCAAACATTTTCAGTAGATCTTTCTGGTGGTGCAGTCGCAGCATCTGTAACTGACGTTGTTATCCCAGCAAACTCTCAAATTATTGACTGTGTGATTGATGTTATCACCGCAGCTAACACTGCAACTAACCTTAGTGTTGGTGACACTGTTGGTGGTGCTGCTACCATTCTCAACACGTTTGCAATCGGAACAACTGCTGGTCGCAAGTATCCAACAACTCAAGCTGGCGCTGCATTGGCGTGGCAGGACACAGGAACAGCGGACATTCGTTTGACTGTAACTGGCTCCGCTGCAACAAACGCAGGCCTTGTTCGTGTTACAATCCTGTACCAGCAGAATAACAACCTTGCTTAATAGGAGGGCACAATGGCTGCTTCTATTACAGCAAAGACTGCTACAGCTACAGGCACATTGCAGGGTGGTAGAACTCGTCTAAAGGCTTTCTATGTAAAGACAGCCTCTAGTGGGTCACCCGCCGTTGTGTTTAAGAACGGGAGCGGTGGTGCAACATTGTTGTCAATGGTGTTTCATACATCAGACGACAATCAAATCACCATTCCTGATCACGGCATGATCTTCGATGATGAGTGTCATGTAACGCTCACTAACGTAGACTCTATCACAGGATTCTTTGGCTAATGGCTGGCAATGAAGTCATTGCGAAACACTTACACGCTTCCGGTGTCCTTGCGGACTGCCGGGGGCGTTTAAAAGGTTTTATTGTAAATCACGATACGGGAACATCTGGGCACATCATTTTGTATGACAATGACTCTGCCGCATCTGGTGATGTTATTTTAGAAGTGGACGAGAAAGCTGCTGGAGCTTTTGGTATGGAGATACCGGGAGATGGCATTATATTCGCCAACGGTCTCTATGTCGATTTACCAAATAATACTTCAATAACTGTATTTATTCAGTTGGGAGGTAGGTAATGGCTCGTACTCCCAAAAAAATGCCCAAGCGCAACAAAAAGAATTTCCGCTCCACTAAATCTGGAGCGGGAATGACTAAGGCTGGTGTTGCAGCGTATCGTCGTAAAAACCCGGGAAGCAAGCTTCAAACAGCGGTGACTGAGAGCAAGCCTAGCAAATCTCGTGCAAAGCGCCGCAAGTCGTACTGCTCGCGTTCTGCTGGTCAGATGAAGATGCATAACATCAGTTGCAAGAAGACCCCTAAAAAACGTATCTGTGCAGCTCGTCGGAGATGGAAATGCTAAATATAGGAGTTACTGCAATCCTGGGTTTTGTTGCTTGGATAGCTCTGTCCGTAGTTGAGCTAAAGACAGACACGGCTGTTATAAGCGTCAAGGTTGATGAAAACCACAAGATGCTCACTACTTTGTGGGAAGACTACATAGAGAGGAAAAAAGATGGGAATCTCGCGTGGGTCGCTCGAAAGCCAAATATCAAAGCCGCCCCAGAAGAAAAAGTTCAAGAAGGTTCGTAAGGCTAAAAAACCAAAGAGGCAGAAATGAGCAAGAAGGATGCATGCTATCACAAAGTTAAACGCCGCTATAAGGTTTTCCCGTCGGCGTATGCAAGCGGTGCCATCGCAAAATGCCGAAAAGTTGGCGCAGCAAACTGGGGTAACAGCAAAAAGAAAGCAACCGGCGGAACGTACAAGTACCGCACAACAAAGATTTATTGACCGCGATGATACATGTGTTTGTCTTAATGGTGTACCTGGGGACGGGTGAAGACAGACGCTTAACAAGTGCAGATATGCATTTTAGATCTGTTACAGAATGTAACTATTTTGCTGCCGAGGTTTCAAAGAGGTACGGAAACTACGGCTATAAAGACTACATAGATCCGAAGGACCGCGTCACTGCTTACTGTGTGCCAAAGTACGTCAAGGAAGGAAGCGTGGAGGTGTATTAATGGATCCAGTATCAGCGATGGCAGCGGCTTCCGCAGCTTTTGGCGCAATAAAAAAAGGTATGCAGGTAGGACGTGATATTGAGTCGATGGCTTCCGACTTGTCCCGGTGGATGGGTGCGCTCAGTGACCTGGACATGCTGGAAAAAGAATCTAAGAACCCTCCCCTGTTTAAAAAGCTGTTTGCTGGTAAATCTGTTGAACAAGAGGCAATAGAAACCTTTGCGGCTAAAGAAAAGGCTGAACAGCAAAGACGAGAGCTTCAGCTATGGATTGGCCTTACTCTTGGTAAATCTAAATGGGACTCCCTTGTGAAAATGGAAGGTCAGATCCGGAAGCAGCGTCAGGAAACATTGTATCGCCAGAGGCAACGTAGGCGCAAATTTGTTGAGATTGTGGCGTGGATTCTAGTGACCTGTGTCGGATCAGGGGTTTTACTGGGTTTTGTAATGTTCCTAAAAAGTGCGGCTAACGCAGCATCCATACCGGAGTATGTAGACTGCCGACTCAAAGGTTGTGAGCTTATAGACGGGCAGCG